TGTACTAACTTTTTTACCTTGGGTGGCGGCACTTACCTTAAACTCTTGGATGAGATTATACCCATGTTGGATGAACGTGGCTATGACATTGAAGTAGAGGACCACCGACAGGGATGGCAATTAGAGTTTGATGCAGTGACAGAGGACTCGGTTAGTGATGTAGTGTGGCCAGTGGGTCACCCGGATGCAGGCAAGCCAGTCAAGTTACGTGATTATCAAGTTGATGCCATCAATAGTTTTTTGCTAGAACCGCAGAGCATCCAAGAGTTGAGCACTGGCAGTGGCAAGACTATTATGACTGCCACACTTTGCAAACGTGCAGAGAAGTATGGTCGCACAATTACCATTGTTCCCAACAAGGATCTAGTTCGTCAAACTGAGACTGATTATAGACTAATTGGACTAGACGTTGGTGTTTACTTTGGCGACAGAAAAGAGTACGGCAAGACGCACACTATCTGCACTTGGCAAAGTCTAAACATCTTGGGCAAACGTTCCAAAGATGGTACTGCCATAGTTGAATGGGCTGACTTTGTTGAGGGAGTCAACTGTGTAATTGTCGATGAAGCCCACATGAGCAAGGCAGATGTTCTCAAGGAACTACTTTCGGGACCTTTCTCGCAAGTGCCAATTCGATGGGGAATGACTGGTACTATTCCCAAAGAGGAAGTCGAGTGGCGCAGTTTGCAAGTAAGTCTAGGTCCTGTGGTCAATCGTATTAGGGCTAGTGACTTGCAGGAGCAGGGTGTACTGGCCAACTGTAATGTCAACATTGTTCAGCTACAGGACGGCCGAGAGTTTGCCAACTACCAAGCAGAGCTAAAATATCTATTGACCGACCCCACACGACTTGATTACATTGCTAGGCTAGTGTCCAAAGCCGCCAAAGAAGGCAATACTTTGGTCTTGGTTGACCGAATTGAGGCAGGCAAAGAGTTGGTCAGTAGGTTACCCAACAGTGTGTTTATATCCGGAGAAATCAAAAGCGATGTTCGCAAAGAGCACTACGATGAAATTTCTGGATCTGAAGGAAAGATCATCGTGGCCACCTATGGTGTGGCCGCAGTGGGTATTAACTTGCCTCGTATCTTTAATCTAGTCTTAGTTGAACCGGGCAAGAGCTTTGTTAGAGTTATACAAAGTATTGGCCGTGGCATTAGACGTGCAGAAGATAAAGACAGCGTCGAGATTTGGGACATCACCAGCAGTTGTAAATTTGCCAAGCGGCATTTAACTAAACGGAAACAGTTTTACAATGATGCCAAATACCCATGGGCGGTACAAAAAGTTTCCATTTGACAAACACCAGCAAAGGTAATACAATACTAACATGAGAATACTAACATTAGACAACGAGTGCTATGAGATGAACGAGCTCCCCGATGAAATCGATGAGCTTCGCTTTAGCATTTTAGACAACAGCAATCCTGAAGATGTGGATTTTTATTTTATCCCATTGGTCTTTCTGGAAAGTTTTACTGCACCCAGTGCAGTGTTAAAGATTGGTAACTATAATTTGCAAATACCTTTGGATTGGCAAATACTAATCGGCGACCCGGAGATTGGAGACTTGGAAATTGTACCAGTTAGTAGCATTAGTGAACGAGGATTTCAAGCATTTTGTAGCAACCCAATGAGCACGTTCAAGCCTGAGTTCTTACATGTCAACATCACTGATATCTACAGTGACGTCAAGTGGTACTTCCCCAAGATTAAAACTGGGCAAATGTTGACCGTGCCACTGACAGAAGGCAAGGCGCCTATATGTGCTTACTTTGCCAAAGAGATCAGCAGGGCACAAAGTATTGTCAATGTGGGAGATGTATGGTAAAATTCCCTAGTCATTGTTGTCAACTCTGCGGTGAACACATTGGCTGGCTGGGTCGAGTGTTTACACTGTTATTGCCTTCGTGGCACAAATGTAAATCAGATTTAGAATATAAGGATCACTTGGGAATATAATGGCAGCTAAGATGTTACCACTGGGTCCAACGCTGACGGCATTGGACAAGAGAGATAAAAAGTATTATGACCGTCTGAGTGATGAAGATAAGAAGGCGTTTGTGCCTTATCTCATGATTCGTTATGCCAGCAATGTTGAATCGGATCAGTTCTTTACAGAACACTATCTCACCACAACCAACGAATTAGTCAATGTCAACTATTGGCAATTGACCAAACATCCTAAATTGCTGTGGATGTTGTTTAGCATGGTGGGTGCATATCAGCCACAACGACATACTTGGTTGAAAGGCCCAGCAAGTCGCAAGGGCAAAAAGTCTGACATGCAGACTGCATTACAAGCAATGTATCCAGCGGCCAAGTTCGATGAACTTGAATTGTTGGAATCTACATTAACCAAGGAACAGGCCAAGCGATTTTTAAATGAATATGCAGAGCTTACCAAACAACAGCGATGAATATCGTTGTGAATTTTGTGAAAGGTCGTTCAGGACAGAACGTACCTTACTAGCTCACGTCTGCGAGCAAAAGAAAAGAAGCCAAGAGCGCACCGACCCAGTGGGGCAGTTGGCGTTCATGAGCTATCAACGATTTTATCAACTGACACAGGGCGGCAAAGAACGCACTTGGGATCAGTTTGCCAAGAGTCCGTACTACCAAGCCTTTATTAAATTTGCCAGGTACATGCGGCAAGTGGACGCAGTCAATCCCTTGTTGTTCATCGACTGGGTTATCAAACAGCAGGTTAAATTAGATCACTGGGCTCGTGACACCACCTATACAAAATATCTATTGGAATACATCAAGTCCGAAGGTGCTGACAGTGCCATTGAACGTAGTTTTACCACCATGCAGAAGTGGGCAGACGAACAATCATCTAGCTTTGAACATTACCTGCTGTATGCCAACCCTAATAGGATAGCCACAGACTTGAGCAACGGCAGAGTTAGTCCTTGGATACTGTGGGCAACCAAGTCTGGTAGAGAATTGTTGGGCAAGCTCAACGAGGATCAGCTGAATGTAATTGCTGGAGTAATTGATCCCGACCATTGGAAGCGCAGGATTAAAGATTGGCCAGTGGACATGGAAACTGTTAAGTACGCATGTACAGCCGCTGGAATTGAATAATGGACATTGACATTGACTTAGCCGACCGTGACCAATTACTTAAATTGGTCAAGCATATCCCTGCCAGCATTGACAAGCAGGGCAAATTGGTCAAGCACAACACAGGGGTATACTTTCAATTCCTGCCCTGGGACTGGAACAGCAATTTGTCCACAGTGGACTACGACTCTGCTGAACAGCTACAGTATTTTAAAATTGATTTATTGAATGTACACTTGTATAAACAAGTCAAGAGTGAAGCGCATTTAGATGCGTTATTGAAGCAGACTCCAATGTGGGAATTGCTGGAGCATGAAGATGTAGTAAGTCAGCTGACACATTTGAATGGAAATTTTGATGTAGTCAACAAGTTAAAGCCCACTGGCATATTAGAACTGGCCGCTTGCTTGGCCATTATCAGACCAAGCAAGCGATATCTACTTGGTGAAACTTGGTCTAAGATATTTGAAGAAGTGTGGACTGCCCCAGCGGATGGTGCTTATTATTTTAAAAAAGCCCACGCACTGGCCTACGCTCATTTGGTAGTAGTGCATATGAATCTGTTAGTGGAACAGTCTATGTGATGCTGGGTTTGGCACCAACTCTACGAACTAATTGAATATTCCTACGTTTAATACGTTTCTTAAAGAAGTCATTGAGGCTAACAACCGGGCCTGCCATAATCTGTGTTTCTTTCAAACTGAACGTTTTTAAGTATATCTTATAATGAGCCATTTCACCTTTGATGAAGATATTGATGGGCAACATTCTATTACTTTCCCACCACCATTGCTCACCTAATTTTAAGAAATATACTTTGAGATCGTCAGTCGGTATGATTTGAAAGTCATAAAAACTTATGGTGGTGGCATCGGTATTTTGAACAATACCCACGTACTCATTGCCACAATAACTTATTACTGTTAAAAATGGGAACTTTTCTAGAAGTTCAACTATTCGATTTTGTGTTGTTGTCATTGGTTAAATACATATATGAATCAGCTCTCTGCCTATTTATTGGTGCAAACAATCTCACTGCGATTAAACACACCTACGACCTTGAGGAATACAGTAATGTGGAATAAACCCCTAAAAGTCTACCAGGGAGTAGACAATGCTTATGAGTTAGTTGTTACAGACTTTGATCAACAAAGTGTAGCACTATCCAGTTATACTGCTCGTTTCAGAGCAATCGATGCTAATGGTAGTTATGCTTTGGACAAGACCTTGGCAATAAAAGTTGGTACTACTAATAAGTTAAACGTACTGTTAAATTCCGCAGATTTAAGTGACATGACCCCTGGTTTTTATACCTTCAGCGTGACATTGAGTGATGGTACATACCAGCGTCCTTTGTACTTTGAACAAAATGGCAATGCACTGGGCACCATGGAAGTCTTATCTGGACCATTTGAATCAGTACACGGTCAAACTCAAGAAATAACCTCCTTCTCACCCAGCGGTGGTGGCCCAACATTGACGAGTGCGGCCA